GCCGTCTGGTGTGTGGGTGCCAGCGGCTGTGGGCGATGGGATTACGGCTGGATTCCACCTGCCTAGCTGGTATGCGCCACTAGGGTGGCTGGACTGGGGGGAGATCAGGAACCAGTTTCTAAGGGCACAGAGCGATAGGTTATTGCTTAAGGGTTGGGTGAACAAAAGAGCCGCGGAGGCCTGGAGAGATGAGATAGAAAACCAGTTTAATGCGGAGGGATTGGCGAAGCGGCGGCAGGATAAGTCGGCCGGCAATGGCTATGCAGTTGGGACAGTTCCTGTTGGCGTGCTGGTGATTACGGCTGGGGTTGATGTGCAGGGCGGTGGCGGGTCTGTTGGTGAGCGGCTTGTAGTGACCATCTGGGGATGGGGCCATGGCGAAGAAGGCTGGCATCTAGGGCACTTCGAGATCCATGGAGATCCGCAGGCTGATGACGTGTGGGAACAGGTGGACAGGATCAGGACAACGAAGTGGCGCCGAGAGGATGGGGCATTGTTGCCTATTGCCATGGGTGCCATTGATGACGGCGGACACGCAACCCACCGGACGCGGGAGTATTGCAGGCTGCGCCGCGACTGGGTGCCGGTGAAGGGCAGCGGCACGAAGGGTAAGGCGATCATCGGGAAGGGGACTGCAGTGGATGTGAACAGAAAGAATCAGGCAGTACAGAAGCGGTCGGTTCTGCTGTATTCGATGGGCACTGATACCAGCATCTCTCACCTACAGGGACGTCTACGCAATGAGTCTCCCGGCCCTGGATACATGCACCTAGGTGAGGCTGCTACTGATCAGTTTCTGGCGGAATTGTTCCCATGGAAACGTCGGGCCCGTGTGGTTAAAGGCTTCACGGTGTATGACTGGGTATTGCCGCAGGGTGCGCACGATGAAGGCGGGGACTGCACTAGGAATGCTTACGCGGCGCTGCAGCTGCTGAGCCGGCGGTATAACCGAGCGACGATGTGGGACCAGCTGGCAGCAGCAGCGGCAGCGAGCGCTGACGGTGAGACACCGCAACCACCGCGGCGACGGCGGCAGGGTGGCGGCGGCGGCGGCGGGGGGGCGTCGTTCGTATCTGGTTGGTGAGGCTTGATGGCTGTATTCTGTGAGCATGGGATTCCCGGCCGAATTCAGAGCAGGCACTACGGTGAGCTGGCGCAATGCCGCGGGCGTGGATGGCCTCGGCCAGCCGGTCAGCTCCCAGGGCGGATGGATGCTGACCACCTATCTGCGGAATGCAACGGCAGGTCTAGGGCTGTCAGTGGTCGGCTCTGCGGATGGTGAAGGGTGGCTGTCGACAATCAGCGCTGCTACGTCGGCCGGCCTGACCGCAGGGGAGTGGAGCTGGGGAGCTAGGGCCACGCTGGCTGGCCAGGCGGTGATGATCGCCGAGGGGATGACGGTGATCCTGCCGGCGCTGGACTACAGCGGCACGGCAGATGGCCTCGATGGTCGCAGCCAGGCGCGGCGGGATCTCGACGCAGTACAGGCGGCTATCAGGACGCTGATCAGCGGCGGTGCGGTGTCGCGGTACAGCATCGGCGGGCGGAGCCTGGAGCGGTACTCGCTGGCGGAGCTGACGGCTCGAGAATCACAGCTGAAAGGGATTGTCGCGCGAGAGAATGCAGCGGAGCGGATCGCCGCGGGATTGGGTGATCCTCGGAATGTCTATGTGAGGTTCGGCTAATGGGGAGGCGCAAGGACAGGAGCAGGCCGAGCGGCGGCAGGAAGGCGCTGCAGGCGGCAGACCCTCGCCGCGGCCAGCGAGCGTATGAAGGCGCGTTGATGTCGCGGCTGACCACTGATTGGGTAACCAGTGGGACTAGCGCAGATGCCGAGATCGACGGCAGCTTGATTCGGCTGCGCAACCGTAGCCGCCAGCTATGCCGCGATAACTCCTACGCCCGGCAGGCGATGCGCGCCATCTCTATGAACGTCATCGGCCGCGGCATCAGGATGCAGGGCAGGGTAATGATGCAGCGCGGCGGCGGCCGGCTGGATCAGCTGATGAATCAACGGCTAGAGCAGGGGTGGCAAACCTGGAGCCGTGCTGATCGGTGCCACGTTGCAGGGAGGCTGAGCCTATCGGAGATGCTGCGCCTGGCTATGCGCAGTGTCGCCGAATCGGGCGAGGTGTTCATCCGGCTGGTGCCTGAGTCGTTCGGGCGTAGCAGGGTTCCGCTGGGGCTTGAGATCATCGAGGCGGACTACTGCGACGAGGGGAAGACCAGCGGCCCCGATGCCAGCGGTAATGAGTGGCGCATGGGTGTGAGGGTGAATAAATGGGGCCGGCCGATTGCATATGAGTTCCGCACACGGCACCCCGGTGATGTAGTTGGTTCTGTCGGCTATGCAGTGACGGAGGTGCCAGCGTCAGAGATCATCCACCTGTTTATTTCGGAAAGGCCAGGCCAGACTAGAGGTACGCCATGGCTGGCTAGTGCCATGAAGCGGCTGCATCATCTGGCAGGCTATGAAGAATCAGAGGTAGTACGAGCCCGCGCTACGGCAAGTCTGATGGGCTTTATCCAGTCGCCTGAAGGTGAGCTACAGGGTGATGATGTCTACGACGCTGATAGGGTTACCAACTTCGAGCCCGGTGTATTCAAGTATCTGGCACCAGGCGAAAGCGTCAATGTTCCGCAGCTTGATTCTCCTAGCAATCAGTTCGAGCCATTCCTACGGGCGATGCTTCGCGCTGTAGCGGCATCAATCGGCTGCAGCTATGAGAGTGTCAGTCGAGACTTTAGCCAGACTAACTACAGCAGCAGCCGGTTATCGCTGCTGGAAGAACGGGAAGAATGGAGAACACTACAGGATTGGATTATCGAGCATCTGCTGCAGCCGATCTTCGAGCGATGGCTAGAGGCTGCAGTCGGTGCCGGTGAGCTGTCATTGCCTGGCTATGAGCTGACGCCGGAGCGGTTCGAGGCGGTGCGCTGGTTCCCGCGTGGTTGGGCGTGGGTTGATCCGACGAAGGAGGTGAGTGCCTATAAGGCTGCAGTCAGGGCGGGCTTCAAGACCCAGGCACAGGTTGTTGCCGAGGGTGGCGGCGACCTCGAGGATCTGCTGGTATCGCGCGCGGCTGAGGTGGACCGCAGCGAGCAGTTAGGGTTGCAGTTCGATACCAACCCTGCGCAGGTCTCCGGCGCTGGTGTCACGCAGGCCCGGCCGCCTGGATCGGAGCTGTCAGGGCTGGATGATGCACAGCCGGACGGGTCAGACGAGATCGAGGATCCCGACGCTTCGGACGATGACGAGCAGGAGCCTGAGGACTGATGGCGAACGTGAACGGTACCGAGATCGACCTGTTACCGACCGAGGGCATGCGAACGGAGGCAGAGCGCTATCGAGCATGGAAGGCAGACGGCCGACCCGGCGGGACAGATGTAGCGGCCAGGCGTGCAAGCCAGATACTGTCAGGTGATGAGCTGAGCCCAGATACGGTGATCACCATGGCGGCATGGTTCGCACGCCATGAGGTGGATAAGGCCGGTGAGGGGTTCAGCCCTGGGGAGGATGGCTACCCGTCACCGGGTCGCGTGGCCTGGGCAGCATGGGGCGGTGATGCAGGCCAGGCATGGAGCAGCAGCAAGGGGGAGAGTATCAAGAATGCCCAGGAGCGATCGGCTATGCTGAGACCAGCCACAATGGCCACAGTGGATCTACGCGACCTGAACAGTCAGGCATTACGACGGCTGGCGCCGCTTGATTATCAGGCGGCGCTGGTGCGTGCTGCTGACGCTGATCAGTCGGAGGAGGAGACGCGAACCTTTGAGTTCAGCTTCTCCAGCGAGGCGCCGGTAGATCGATGGTTCGGCCGCGAGGTATTGAGCCACGCAGACGGAGCCATTGACCTGAGCCGCCTCAATGATGGCGCCCCCCTGCTCTGGAATCACAATCCCGACCAGGTGCTAGGTGTCGTTGAGCGTGGCTGGATCGATGGCGAGAAGCAGCGCGGCATGGTCCGTGTCCGCTTCAGCCGCTCGGCCTTCGCTGCCGAGAAGCTGGCAGATGTGCGCGACGGAATCCTCCGTAACGTGAGCGTCGGCTACGAGATCCTTGATGCCGCGCCTATGCGTGAGGCCGGCCAGGATGGCTTCATCGCCACCCGCTGGCAGCCGCTGGAAGTGAGCATCGTTTCGATTCCAGCGGATCCAGGCGTAGGCCTCGGCCGCGCGATTCAACCCACCGCGGCCTCGGCCGCGCCATTAACTACCCCTCCCATGGAAACACCCACCATCGACCTTGAGGCGGTGCGGGCGCAGGCTGCGGCCGATGAGCGCTCCCGTGTCGCTGCTATCACCGGCCTGTGCCGTGAGCACGGCGCCGACGATCTGGCGCAGGGCCTGATCGAGCGAGGCGCCGCCGAATCCGAGGCTATGCGCGATGTGCTCGCCGCCATCAAGCAGCGCGCTAGCAAGCAGCTCGCCACCCCTGCCACCCCTGCCGCTGGTGCGCAGCCGATCGCCCGGTCTGCTGACATCGGCCTGAACGATAAGGAGGTGCAGGAGTTCTCCTTCCTGCGGGCCATGCGTGCCCAGCTGATGCCCAATGATCGCGGGGTTGTCGAGGCCGCAGCGTTCGAGCGTGAAGTCAGCAACGCCACTGCACAGCGGATGGGCGTTGCACCTAAGGGCCTGATGGTCCCTAACGAGGTGCTGAGCCGTGCGCTGACCGCTGGCAACGCTGCCAGCGCTGGTGATTTGATTTTTACCGATGCCCGCCCCGGTAGCTTCATCGAGCTGCTGCGCAAGCGCAACGTCCTGACCGGCCTGGGTGTCACCATCCTTTCGGGCCTTACTGGTCCGGTTGCGATCCCCAAGCAAACCGGCGCCGCTCAGGCCTACTGGGTTGGTGAGCAGGGCGAGGCCACGGAATCCGATCCGACTGTTGGCCAGGTCAACCTGACCGCTAAGACGCTCAGCGCCTGGACTCGCTTCAGCCGGCTGCTGATGCTGCAGTCCTCCATCGATGTGGAGACGATGGTGAGAACTGAACTGGCCACCGTGATGGCGCTGGAGCAGGCCCGCGCCACCCTGTATGGCAGCGGCACTGCCAACGAACCGCGGGGTATCAAGTTCATCACCGGCATCAATACCGAGGACTTCGCCGCCGCTCAGCCGACCTATGCCGAGCTGGTCAACATGGAGACCAAGATCGCGGCCGATGATGCCGATATTGGCACCATGGCTTATGCGACCAATGCCACCATCTACGGTGGTTTCAAGACCACCGAGAAAGCAGCCGGCACCGCTCAGTTCGTGCTTGAACCTGGTGGTACGGTCAACAGCTACGGCGTGGTCCGGTCCAATCAGGTGGCCACCGGGGATGTGTTCTTCGGTGTATGGAGTCAGGTGATCATGGGCCTGTGGGGTGCGCTGGATCTCCAGGTGAACCCCTATTCAGAGGATAAGGCCGGGAATGTTCGCGTGGTTGTTCATCAATCCTGCGATATCGCGGTGCGTCACGTCGAGGCATTCTGCCGCGGCAATAATACCCTCTGATCATGCGAATCAGGATCCTGCGCTATACAAGCATCTCGGGACAGCCTGTCCGTCCCGGTGATGTAGTCGACCCCTCAGAGACGGATGCTCGCATCCTGCTGAGAATGGGTAAGGCCGAGTTGGCGCCGGATCCTGTTCCTACTCCAGATCCCGAGCCTGTGATGCAGGCACCCCGCAAACCTCGCACCCGGAAGGGTTGAACCCATGTCTATCACGCAGTACACGCTAGACAAGCTGCAGCATTTCACACTGCTGGCTACCACGACCATCACCGGCACCGGCAACCAAACCGGCGTCGACATCGGCGATTATGACGGCGAGATTCAAGTGATCCTGCTGGGGACCGCTGCTGGCGCCGGCGCCGATCTGACCTTCAGAATCGAAGATTCTGCAGACGATCTGACCTACGCAGCAGTGACCGGCGGCGGCTTCAATGCTGTTGCCAATACTGCCTCGAAGCAAGTGTTAACGCTGAATGCCTCAGAGCTCAAGCGTTACATCCGCCTCAGCTGCACCGCCGAGACTGGCACCGCAAGCAGCAGCGTCAGCTGCATCGGCTACGGTACCAAACAGTACGAGGTCTGATGTTCACCGAAGATCCCTCAGTATTCCTGGCGGACTTTGGCAAGCCTGTAACAGCCGGTGCTGTTACAGGCCTTGGCATTATGGAGCATAATGCCGAGCTAATTCTAGGCGGCGAGATGTCTGCCATGGAGTATGTTTTAATTGCTCTAACTTCTACATTTGGCGGACTATCGTATGGCCAGACGGTAACGGTAGATGGGCAGGCCTACAAGGTGGAAGGTCGGCCCATGCCGTTCGATGATGGAACATTCTGCAGAATCTTTCTCAACATTGTTGAGGGCGTTATTGTTGCCTCTCTGTTGTTGTTGGAGGATGGCTTTGTCTTGTTGGCTGAGAACAATGATCGCATCGCTCTGGAGTCCTGACCATGGCTGACACGAAGATTTCACTATTGCCAACAGCCACGACCCCATTAGCGGGGACTGAGCTGATCCCGGTAGTCCAGGCCGGTGCTACCAGGAAGGTGCCGGCCTCTCAGTTCGCGACAGCAGCACAGGGAGCGCTGGCGGCAACAGCAGTCCAGCCCGGAGACCTTGGGGCATATCTCAGCGAGGTGGAGGCCGCAGCGCTGTATCAGGCGATTGGCAGCGCACAGCCCACGCTACTGCCGGTGCGCAACACCAGCGGCGGTTCGCTGGCGGCTGGCACCGTGGTACGGATCACAGGCAGCACAGGGACACGACCAGCGGTTGCCGCGGCCGATGCGTCAGAGGAGGCAACAGCAGCGCAGACCTTGGGCCTGTTGACCACAACGCTGTCGAATAACAGCGATGGCCTGGCGATCACGCATGGGATCCTGAGCGGACTGAATACAGCAGCCCTCACCGAAGGCGCTGCAGTATGGCTGAGCGAGACCACCGGCGGATTCACCAGCACACGACCGACACAGCCGGCGCACGGGGTATTCCTGGGGTTCTGTGTGAAGACAGGCGCAGGGACCGCAGGGATTCTCTACGTTAATGTGATCAACGGACAGGAGCTGAATGAGCTTCATGATGTCCTAATCAGCAATGCAACTACCGGCCAGGTGCTGGCACTGGCGGCAGATGGACTATGGAAGAACACCAGCCTGCCGGCTGGTGGCACGGTCTCGAGTGTGGCGCTGGGAGTGCCTACCGGGTTTTCGGTCACAGGGTCCCCGGTAACGACTAGCGGCACGCTGCAGCTGAGCTTCGCCTCTGGCTACAGCCTGCCCACAACGGTGAAGCAGGGCCAATGGGACACGGCCTACACGCAGTCCACCAGCACCGCAGCAGCGCTGAGTGCCCATGAGAGTGCAGGCGATCCACACCCCGGATACCTGACGCCTGCGGAGGGGAATGCCGCCTATGCGCCACTGGCGAGCGTGCATGATCCGGTAACCCTCGGGGCCAGCGTGTCTGGGGTGCTGGACCTGACCGGGCAGGTGCTCGGGGCTGATGATCCTGGCGCGGATCGGATTCTCTTCTGGGACGATTCAGCCGGCACCCTGACCCACCTGGCGACCGATAGCGCGCTGCTGATCGATGGGACCACACTGCGGGCACTGAGCACCCTGGTTATGCCGCTGACGGGTGAGGCCTCCAATCTCACGTTTGCACTTCTGCTGACCGTGCCCTATTGGCCGGAGGCGCGAGTGCTCACGGCGCTCCCAAGCTTCATGCTCAACACAGCCCCAACCGGCAGTGTGGCTCAGTTCGACATCCGGGTCGGTGGCGTGTCGATCTTCGCGACCCTGCCAACGATCGACGCCACCGAGACCAGCACTGCAACAGCGGCCACCCCTGCGGTGTTCTCGTCTGCCTTCATCGCAGGCGGTTACACCATCGCCGCTGGTTCATCGGTGTCATTCCACTGCACACAGATCGGCGCAACGGTTGCAGGCGCTGGCCTTAAGGTCGCCCTGCCCAGCAGGAGGGCGAGCTAATGGAATGGTGGGGAAACTCTGGGATGTTTGCCACCGGCCCGACTCTGTGGACCCCTGCACAGATCAGCCCTTCGCTTTGGTATGACGCCAGCGATAACGCAACGGTATTCGCTACTGATACCGGCTCAACGCTCGCCGTAACAGGTGGAACTGTCGGGAGATTGGCAGACAAAAGCGGCAACAATAGGGATATCACCCAAGCTACAGCAGGACGCCGACCTGTCTACACAGCTGCAGGTCTTAATGGCCGCAACGTCATTACCTTTGATGGCACCGATGATATTCTTTTTTCAACTTCCGTAGGCGCATCTGGCTTTGTAAGTATTTCAATTCTTGGAGTTTTTAGGCTTGTCAGCACGAGCGCAACGGAAGACATCCCAATGGGTACCGGGCTTACCGGCACATCTGGCACCACTAGAACGTTGTACAGGAATAGCCCGTCTGCGACAATGTGGTGGAGCCATTACAATGCAGATTACACAAGCTCTACGCTTACTTGGGATGTTGGCAATTATCATATATTCGGCGGCTGGAATACAGCTTTGTCCGGTGTCAATGCTCGACTAATGCGCGATGGCACGGTAACCACCGGATCAATAATAGGCCAAAACTCCGTTAATACAGCCGACGGGTTTTCGGTTGGATCATTCCAGGGCAATGTGCCAATTTTTGCCGCCAACATGGCAGTTGGCGAAGTGCTGGTTTTCTATCGTGCAATTAGCGATGAAGACCGCCAGTTGTGCGAAGGATATTTCGCTTATAGGTGGGGCCTGCAAGGCAATCTGCCCGCCGCTCATCCCTACAAGACATCTCCCCCTACCGTCTGATCATCATGCCCCGCCTCCTTCACAATCAACAGACCGGCGCTCTCAGCGCATACCCTCGCCAGGACGATCAGCCGGTAGCCGGCCTAGATCGCACCGTCTACCGGGTGGTAGAGCTGGTCGTTCTGCCGGAGCCAGACCACGATCCGGCCCTCTGGCAGGCGACTGCACAGGACAGCTACGAATGGCTGCCAGAGACCGACGCCAGCGGCCTGGATGGCACGCTCACCCGTGGTTGGGATCTGTTGCCGATCGAGCCGCCCCCACCGCCGGAGCCCGCGCCGGACTGGGCCCGGTTCAGAGATACTGCCATCGGCAGCCCGATGCTCGATGACATCCTGAGCCAGGCGTATGCCTCAGGCAATCCCGAGATTGTGCGCCATGCCGCCGAACTGATCCCGCTCTATCAGCTGGCGGAGTACAACGGGGCCGCCCCGTTCGGCCGCGCCTGGCAATCGCTGATCAGCCTGATGGACATCGGCCCTGATGTGATCGCCGCCGCGGTCGCAGCCGCTGAGGCAGCCCATCTACCGGCGGCCTTTATCGCAGCGCTGCAGCCCCCTGCCGATCCCTGAGCAGGGGCATCCTCAACAATCGCCCGTCCTGTGATGACACTAGCCATCGGCCGTCACCCCCTACCATGGGGCCAACGTGTGGTTATCAGGCCAGTGCCGGGGGATTGGTATAAGACAATCTTGGCGACCACTGGCGTGGCCGCGGCAGTCTCGCTGGTGTCGATGTGGGCTGATATGCGCCTGATGCGTGAGGCAACCCAACGACTACAGCTGGTTGTAGAGAAGCAGGCCGCAGCCGCTGATGCCATCGAGGCCCGTGTGTTGCGGCTTGAGATGCGCGTAGAGAGGCTGTCACAGTGAACTGGTTTGCAGCATCATTGCTCGCCGGCTACATCGGCATCTGTGAATATCGAGCCCCTACGCCATGGCAGACCTGTGAGACCCGCTGGAGTATGGCCATAGGCGTCCTAGTGCCCAGCCCAGTTCAAGGCGCACTCAGCATGGCAGGCCGCTTGATGCCGCGGCGGCGCCGGCCTGACCCCACCCCACCGGAGCCGCTCGAATGACCAGCATTGCGTGCCAGGTGATGGACGCCATCACCGCAGCCCTTCAGGGAACGCCGGGCGTTGTGACCCTGATCACTGATTCCGCTCGAGTGGTGGAGGAGACAGACGGCATGACGATCACGGTCGATATGGACGGAGCGGCTACCGACCGGATCGGCAAGACGTGCGAGGTGATGACCACCCTTCCGGTTCTGATCACGATCCTGTCACCACGCGAACCAGGCGACCCGCCCAACTGGCAGATCCTGGATGCTGTCTACGTTGCGGTCCATGCTCGCGTCATGGCAGATCGCACCCTAGGCGGCCTGGCCCTCGACATCACCAGCGAGAGCAGGACGCCTATGGCGGACATCAAGGCCTGTGCCCTAGGGTGCCGCTATTCTGTTCTGTATACAACCAGGCAGGAGGATGTTTCGCTTCAATGATTGAACCACCTGCAACGGCTGGCGAGTTCATCCGCCAGCCAGATGAACAAGCCTGGCGGGAACTGACCGCCGACCCCACACCAACCGAACCCACAGAAGATCATGGCCTTTCGCGATCAGATTCTCTGCCTGAAGCCGGAGACGACGAGCGGGACTCTGGAGAGTCTGACCGGGAGTGATGCAATTCAGGTAGGGCAGTTCACCCCAACTGTCCAGGATTTCTCGGCGGTCGAGCGTACTGTCATCGGTTCCCGCCCTGGTGTTGTGAAGGCTGCCGCTATGGCAGAGCGCAAGATCGGATTCGAGGTGCCCTTTGAGTTCGCCGGGTCAGGGACTGCCGGTGTTGCTGGTGGCATCCATCATCTGATGTTGATGGCGGGGTTCAATGCTGCGACCGTAGCGAATACGAGCATCACCTACAGCCAGGCATGGCCACCCTCAGCGACTACCTACAGCGTGGGTATGTTCGTCGATGGCCAGCGATATGCCGGCGCCGGCTGCCGCGCCAGTGCGCTGAGCATCAGTGCCAAGGCGGGCGAGTTCCTGCAGGCCAGTGCAACGATCATGGGCCTGTATCGAGCGCCAACGACTGAGGCTAACCCTAGCCCTACATTCCCGGCACAGGCTGCGCCGGTGCTGTTCAATTCTGCTGGGGTTGCATCCGGCACCGTTACTCTCGGCGGTGTTTCGTTATGCCTGGCAGAATATGAAATCAGCATAGAGAATACAACCGTACTGTATGATCATGCTGGTTGCACACCGCATATCGAGTTCACAGATAGACAGGTAACCGGCTCGATTACGTTTGCACGGCCAGCACTGGCAACCCTTGATGCTTTCGCCAATGCAGCTGCCAGCACACTGGCAGCACTGGTGATGCCGGTAGGTACTGCCGCCGGTAATATCTGCACCTTCAACCATCCCAGCATTCAGCTGGGTGCTATCGAGCTGGTTGATATTGACGGTAAGCCAGGCCTCAAGGCTCCGTTCACACAGGTTGCAGCAGCCGCTAACCAGGAGTTCAACATAGTCATCACCTGATCATTCCCTGACCAGATCATTTCAAGGACTACGCCACCATGCCTTTCAAGATCAGCAGCGCAACAGATTATCCCTGGACAGTATCCGGTGAACTCGCCGGTGAACGCTGGACAATGACAGCACGGTTCAGATTCCTGAACCAGGAGCGGATCGATGAACTTCTGCTCAAGACATCTCGCCGCGCATACCTGCTAGAGAATGGGCAGGATGATCCTGCCCTATCCGATATGACAGCCATCAATATGGCCACCGAGGTTCTTGCGGGCTGGGAGGATGTGACCGACGACGACGGCGAACCTGTTCCCTTCACCGCACAGCGAGCGGCTGCATGGCTGCGGGTTCAGGGTGTCGCCGCCGCGGTCGCCACGGCATGGCAGGAGAGTCTGCAGGGAGCCCGCCGGGGAAACTCCAAGGCGCCGCGCGGCATTGGCTGAGCGGCGCCAGGAGGCGCGATCCACAGGCGCTGCAGCGATCAGCCGAGGGGCTGGGGATTCGCCTGCCGGCTGCAATCCTCGAGCAGCCGGCAGGCGATGACATCTACGCGGTGTGGCCGGAGAACTGGTCAGCGCTCGAGCTGTTCCTGCGCTGTGAGACGCAATGGCGCATGGGATTGAATGGCCCCATTGGCCTTGATTATCAGGCGCTGATCACGGTGGCTAAGATGTATGGGATGTGTCTACCTAGCGTGCTGGAGGATGTACAGGTCATGGAAGCTACAATCCTCGCCGAGCTGAGCAAGCGATGAACCTTAACGCCCTGCTGCGGATTGGCACGAAGGTAACGGGCAGTGAGCAGGTAGTGGCTTTGCGCCAGAAGTTCGACGGCTTGCAGGGTGCCGCCAAGAGTCTCACCGGGCAGAGTGGATTGCTGGCATCATCGCTGAGGACACTGGCGCCAGTGGCGACCATCGGCGGGATCGGTGCGCTGGTCGAGAAGACCATCGCCGCAGGTGATGCCATGCACGATATGGCACAACGTACGGGCGTTAGTGTTGAATCATTGGCCAAGTTCAAGAAGGCTGCAACAACAACCGGAACGGATCTGGATAGCGTTGCTAAGAGCTTAGCCAAGCTCAGCAAAGGGCTATACGAAGCCGGAACCACAGGAAAGGGGACAGCGGCAGAAGCATTGAAAACGCTAGGGATCAGCGCAAAGGATGCAAGCGGAGCGCTTAAGTCTGCTGATCAGATCACGCTAGAGATAGCCGATAAGTTTAAGGCGATGCCGGACGGTGTGACGAAGACAGCTCTAGCGATGCAGCTATTCGGCAAGTCTGGAGCAGAGATGATCCCATTGTTGAATATGGGTGGCCAGGCGATCGATAAGCTTAAGGTTAAGATGACATCCGCCTTTGCAGAAAGGGCGGATCAATACAGCGATAAGATGACGGCACTATCATCTAAGGTCGGGGGCCTAGCTGCTGATATAACCATTGCGCTATTGCCAGCACTGGATCTAATGGTAACCGGGATTACTAGCGTAGTCGATGCGTTCAATAATCTACCGGGTCCCATTAAGACAATCGTCGGTGTAGTTGTGCTGCTGGGAATCACGCTGACGGCACTGGGTCCGATCTTGGCCAGCCTGGTCACCATAGCCGGAGCATTCCAGGGCCTGGCCATCGGCGCCACAATCGCGGGATGGCTAGGCGCAGTGGGGCCGCTGATTACCGCTGTGGGTACGTTCATTGCTGGGGTTATCGGCTGGCCTGTGGTGGTCGGCGCAGCGTTGATTGCTCTCGGCGTGTTGATCTATTCCTTCCGGGATCAGATTGGCCAGGTTCTACAGGCGATCGGAAGTGCAATCGCTACCACTGCAGGGACGATCTATAGCGGAGTCGTTGGCTTCCTGGGTAGCATCGGCTCAGCGATCACCGGCGCACTAGGTGCCATCGCTGGTCAGATCCGATCAGGCATCGGCGCAGTATGGGCCTGGATCGGTTCCCAGTTCTCCGCCCTCTCCGCCCTGGTTACAGCTGTCCCATCCAAGGTCAAGGCAGCGGTTACCGCGATCGGTGCCGGTATCCGGTCCGGCATCGGGTCAGCATGGGGCTGGCTCAAGAAACAGTTCGATACCCTGACCGGCTGGATCCTGGGCCTGGTCGACAAGGGACGCAAGACCCTGAGCAGCCTCGGCGATGCGATTACCGCACCATTCAGAGCCGCCATCAGTGCAGTCCGCGGCAGCCTCAATACAATCCTAGGATCTATCGCCGGAGCGTTCAATATGGTGATAGGCAATATCAACAATGTGATCAGCGGTGTTAATCGCGCTGCCTCAGCGCTCCGTCTACCGCAGCTGCCATATCTGCCACGTGTGCCAGTGCCATCATTCGAGGGCGGGGGATTCACTGGCGACGGACCACGCAGCGGCGGCCTTGATGGCCGCGGCGGCTTCATGGCGATGCTGCACCCGAACGAGGTGGTGACCGATCTAACGCGGGCCAGCGGACCCGCAATGGCGCCACCACAGATCAACCTAACCGGGCCGGTGATGATGATGCCGGACGGCTCGCAGTGGGTCAGCAGGGGGGAGCTTGATGCTGCACTGTCGGCCTATGGGCAGGCGATCTTCCGCCAGCTGGCCAGCCCCTCTGGCCGTGTGGCGCGAGGTGGTAGCCGATGAACAGAGCCACTATCACGCGCCTGAGCTTCGCCGATGGCGGCGCCATCGTTCGCAGGTGGCAGTCGTTCTGGCTCAACAGGCCGATCATCTGGAGCGGCCAGCAGTGGGACTATGCCCTGTTCAGCTGGGATGGACTGCTATCAGGTCAGAGCAGCGACCAGATCAGCCTGACCATGCCGGCCACCCCCTCGAATCGGGCGATGGTAGAGCGTGCCCTGGCAGATGCCTGGCTGGCCACCCTGGAGATATATCAGGCGCCTGACGATGGAGCGATCGATGCCGGGCCAACGCCTGAGACCGTCCTGGTTGGGGCAGTGGTCGGCCAGGTGATCGAGGCGAAAGGCGGCTTGTCTGAGCTGACGGTCAGCCTCGGCTCAGCGCTGGCTCAGATCGGCGCTCAGTTCCCCCCACTGACCGCTACGACTGCGCTGATCGGCGTCCCCTGTAGGTTCTGACCATGGCTAGCAAGAAAGGCACGACAGACCCCACAGCATTGTTCGGCCCCGGCTGGGATGCAGGGATGACAGCCGATGTGCAGCACAGCTTCCGGCAATTCGCAGCCGGCACCCTGTCACCCACTGACCCGTCAGTGCAACGGGCGATAACAGAGCAGGGACTGCAGATCAGCTCAGACGGCAGATCGCGGTCTTTCTCGTTCCGGCGGATCGGCGCTGCAGTGCAGCGCGATGCCGAGACCGGACTACCCCCACCGCCTGCATCACAGGCAGCCGCTCGCGGCACATCGCCGCTGCAGGTGCAGCAGCAGGCAATGCAAATCGGTGAGTCGATCCCGGTTGTATTCGGCCGGCGGCGGGGCAGCGTCGGCGGTGTGCTGGTGTTCCCGCGTGCGACGGAGGCGCGTTACGCCAACGATGCCAGCACGGTCAGCAGCCGTTATCACATGGTCCTCAGCCAGGGCCGGCTAGGTACGATCCAGCGCCGCGACGT